GTTTCGGTAAGGGCTACGGACTTGAGTTCGTGGGGGCTGATGGTAACGTGATGTTCATCAGGGCTAGAAACACAAATGATGTTGTGTGGGCTGATGCAAACGTCACGAAATTCATCGAGGGATAGCAATGGCAATTTGGGAACGGATGAAGGGGTTCTTCAAGCAAAGTGCCCCAGCGGGAGAACTTCCGCTATCCCGTAATCAGAGTCGGGTCGTAGCAAGATACGGCAATGGCAAACTGACGAGTCTAATTACGACACGTCTCCCAAGTTCTAATCGTGACTGGGCAAAAGAATCTGGTGACCTTGGTTTAAACGGAATTGTTGCTATTGGTATCGACTGGTATGTTCGAAACTGGGGTCTGTCAAAGCCAGTCATCCGGCGTAACACACCAAACACGAGTGCTGATAAGTATGAGATTATTGACGAGCATCCGTGCTTGAACGTCATTAAAAACCCATACCCGAACATTCCGGCAAGTCGATGGTGGGGCTGGATTATTCAGGACTACAAGATTCTTGGTAATGCCTACGCTCGCATCATGCCTATTAGGGGTGCTAAAGATGGTGAGCAAAAGTATTACCTCCAGTATCTTCCGGCAGATATGGTTTCACCTGAGGGTAATCAGACTACAACCACCGAGAACTTTGTCTACACGGTTGATGGGCGACGCTTCATTATTCCGTCTGAAGAAATCATTCATTGGGCTTACCTTCGTGACCCAAAAGATATCCGTCTCGGGCGTACTCAACTTAGTGCTGTACTAAAAGAGATTTCTACTGACAACCAATCTTCAACAACTGCGTTTGCACTTGTTCGAAATAACGCAATGCCATCATTGCTAGTCGGGCCTTCTCCCGGCGACATGGTTGAGATGTCAGTTGATGACGCTCGTGCCATGAAGGAAAAGTTGTCCGAGGACTTTACGTCTGATTACGCTGGTGGCATAGCGGTGATGACCGCTCCATACACCGTGAGTCGGCTATCTATGAGCCCCGCTGAGATGAACCTCGATGGTTTGCGTCGTAAGCCAGAAGAAAGAATCAGTGCCGCTCTTGGATTGAACTGTATGGTTCTCAGCCTTGGTGCTGGGCTTGAGCGTAACACCTACTCAAACTACGCTGAGGCTCGAAAAGCGGCTTGGGAAGATGGGATGGTTCCTCTTCAGCAACAGATTGCTGATGTACTAACCTTGAAAATATTACCTCTATTTACTGACATTCAGGAAGGTGATGTTGTTGCGTTTGACAATGCTAATGTAAACGCACTTGATGAAGACAATACAACTAAGGTGGCTCGTTCTACATCACTATACGAAAGCGGCATTGTTGACCGTGCTGAAGCAAGGAAGATTGTTGGCGAACTAGTTCAACCTCAGGATGCTGAAGTGTTCCATGCTAAGGGCATTGGTATGGTCGGTGGCATTATGCCAGCCGTGGTTCCAATCAAATCAGTCGAGGTCAAAAGTGACGAATTTGAAATTAACGAAGAGATAAAACTTGTTCAGTATGAGATTCGCTCTGTTGACACATTCATTCCAACCTCAGCAATGGCTAGTGCCGCTCGTCGTGCAATTGCTTGGCGAGAAAAAGGTAATCCGGGTGCTACAAGAGTAGGTTGGGCAAGGGCTAATCAACTCGTCAATCGAGAGAACCTTTCCAGTGATACTGTCATGCGTATGTACTCATTCTTCTCTAGGCACGAGGTTGATAAAAGGGCTGAAGGCTTCAATGAGGGTGAAGAAGGATTCCCATCCAAGGGGCGAGTAGCATGGGACGCATGGGGTGGGGACGAAGGTTTTTCGTGGGCAAAGCGGATGCGTAATCGCATTCTAGCAAAAAGGTCTGAAGACGTGCTTTCGTCCAATGACAGCATTGCCGCAAAGTCTTTCCACTCACCTCTTTATTCCAGTGCAAGGCAACTTCAGCGGGATGTCTTGCGTCAAGAACAAGCCGTAATAGAGTCCGCACAAAAAACGTGGAGTAAGTTATTATCTTCAAGTCAAAAGATGGCGTTAGAGTTGACCGACGGGATGACAAAGAGTCAAGCGACATCATTGTGCAAGAAGCATATAGCGGCACTTGAGGCGTTCACTGAAAATGTAATTGAGTTGACTGAAGGTGGTCAATTTGCTGTGGCTGAAACATCATCCGAGGAAGTCAAGGATATGGCTTTGTTGCAAAACCCAGATACGCAGTGGGTCAATGTTGACAGTTATGACATCAGTGACCTGTCTGGAATTGCATCTAATGGCGAGTCAATAGCGTCAATGATTAATGTAGTGTCATCCACATTCAAGAAAAATATTAATGACGCACTAGAAACATCAGACCAAGCCTACGTACTGGCTGTCCTTAATGGCATCCGTATGAATGCGTTTAATCAGTATGAGAACATTATTCGTAACGAGATGCTTCATGCTTCACGAGCGGGAGCAATGGTTGCTTACGCCAAGAACAAGGACAACCTCATTGGTTACAGACGAGTATGTTCGGCTGATGTGAAAACGAGTGCTATTTGTTGGGGGTTACATGGTGTTGTGTCTCCTGTAACTCAACATCCTCACGTCCATCCTCGTTGCCGCTGTGTAACCGTACCAGTCGTCGATGGAAGTGTTGATGCTGACATCCCGACATCCGAGCAACTGTTCATGGGATTAAGCCCAGACGAACGCAAGAGTACACTAGGAAAGACTCGATACGAGTTCTGGGAAAGCGGCACACCCTTATCATCGTTTGCCACGACGTATATGGATGACACATGGGGCAATGTTGCTCGTTTGATACCATTAAACGAACTTGTAGTGTCAAGTTGACAACGAAAAAAAACGACGTAATGTAAGTGAGACGGATTCGTGCCGTCCAAGTCCTTACGGTACACAGGATGAAGCATTGGATAAAAACGGAACTAAGACAATGAAAGACTTACTGGTTACATTCGGTGATGAGGTCAAAGTCACGTCGAGTGGGAAAGTCAGTGGTTACCTAATTCGGTTCGGTGGAACGGACTTGGATGGTGACTTCTTTACTCAATCATGTGATTTTGGACGACCAACAAACATTGGCGACTCCTTCAAGATGAATCTTTACTATGCTCACGGCATGGATGAAGTTGTTGGTAAGGGAACTGTTGGTACTGGAAGAATCGTCGTAAAAGACGCTGGTCTCTGGTACGAGGGTCAGATTGAAATTAGTAATGAATATCGCATGATGATTGCAAAACTTGGGCAAGAAGGTCGGTTGGGGTTTTCAAGCGGAGCGGCAAGTCACCTCGTTGAGAGGAAAAGTGTCGGGAATGCAAGTCAAATCATTAGATGGAATATTGCTGAGACAAGCCTTACCCCTAAGCCAGCCGAACCTAGAAACATGGCTAATACGAAGTCGTTAAAAGATATGATTAATATGGGCTTTAGTAATACTAAAGCACAATTCAAGATTAATGACTATGTTCAATGGAATTCTTCTGGTGGGCTTGCTCAAGGTCAAATTGTTGCAATGTCAAGTAGCGGCACACTTACACCGAGCCCTAATGGTAAACCTATGGTTGGGACATCAAGTGAGCCTGTTTATAAAATACGGTTGTTTGAGAAACAAAGTGATGGCTCGTACATACTAGGGGATGTACAAGTAACGCATCGTGGAGACACATTAGCAAAAATCGACGAACCTATTAAAGGCAATTTTTATGGTATGGAAATGCAAAAGCCTTCTATTATTGTGCAATCAAACCCTTCAGTGGCTCTTGTGCGTCCAAAGTCGTACACTTATGCATTCCCCCAACGTGCGGAGGTGCAAGGAATGAATACAATGAGGAATAATGTTCCTATGTCGGAGGAAGAAATGATGCGTCGTCGTTATATGGTTCCACGAGAAGATTCGATGCAGGGCTATATGCCCGTGATGCCTAATACGACCGCATATCCTGCCGTCCAAGGCTATATGCCAATCATGTCTCCATCAACTCAGTATTCAGCAATACAAAACATGAGTGAGCCGTTTGCTCCTCAAGGATATATGCAAACTGTTCCAATGATTGGCTACGGACGTTCAAACACTCCTATGTCAGAAGATGAGATGATGCGTCGCCGTATGTCTTATCAAAGACCTGAGATGCAAGGTTACATGCCTGACTATTCACAAGCAATGCAGTCTCCGTTCTCTTCGTGCAAGATGTGTGGCAGTGCTATGCATAAGGGTATGTCGTTCTGTCCATCTTGTGGGATGGCACATAAGAATGATGACTATCAAATGCCTACGGCTCCAATGCCGATGGCACGATTGCGTAATGAGTCAGAAGAAGTAGTTGGCGACATGATGCGTGAGAAGCCTGATATGGAAGTTAATCCACAGGTTTTATCCACCATCCTTAGCCATCTGATGCAAGCGTACTATGACATGATTCAGGCTATGTCTGAAGGTGAAGACGGGGATGCATACGACTCGTATCATGGTAAATTAATGAAAGAGTGGGATATGTTCAATGCCGCTGGTAAGTCATTCTTATCAGAGCGTTTTCGCCCACTAAACGAAGTTCAGTCAATTCCAACGACTTTTAATAAGTCGAAGCCTTTGACGGTAAGTGAATTTGAGAAACGTGTGCGTGATGCATTCGGACTCTCAAGACGAGAAGCAAAAACTGTTGCTTCTCATGGTTGGAAAGCCCTGTGCGATGCAGGGGTTGCCGAACTGACCGATGAGGTCGCAAGCGAATCGAAAGCAATCATCTGGGAAGATGCTCCGCAAGTAGAAGAGCCAGTAGTACAGGATGCCACGGAACTAACGTCCGAGCAGTCTGTAAAGAAACCCCGTAGAAAACAGGTTGCTACGCCTGTTGCTGAGACATCTATTGATGAAGCCACTTCAGTTGAAGAGGCTAAGTCAGTCACTGAACTCGATACGGATGCTGATGAAGACGATGACACCTCTGTAGACGGAGAAGAATTGTCAGAAGAAGCAAAGGCTGTTTCAGGAGCAAAGCGTGACACACTTATGCGTCAGTTGATGCTCCAGCAACTCGCATCACAGGAAGGTTAATAAAGATGGATATTAATGCACGAATCCGCAATTATGAAGTACAAATTGTGGAGAACAAGAAGGTAGCCGAGGGAATCCTTGGTGACCCGAATCTCTCGATGGATGACGCACAAGAATTGATTGCAACGAACGAGACTCTTATTACTCGCATCAAGTCACTCAAGGCTCTTGCTGGTCAAGCAACAGACAACGCACTCCCTTATCCTGAGGTAAAGGAAGTCGAAGAGGCTCCTGCTGTCAAGAACTACGACAGAACGGACGCAATAAAGGCGGCATCTTTGTCCGCTGTTCAGAAGACCGGCCCTTTCCAAGGTGAAACGAAATCTGAGCGAGCATTGAAGGCATACCGCTTTGGTATGTGGTTCCTTGCCGGGCCTGCTGGTCAAGGTAAGGCACAACGCTGGTGCAAAGAGCGTGGCATTGAAATCAAGGGTCACGTCGAGAACGAGAATGAGGCTGGTGGATTCCTCGTACCTGAAGAGTTCCTCTCCGACCTCATCGACCTTCGTGAGCAGTATGGTGTTTTCCGCCGTAACTCCCGTGTTACTCCAATGTCATCCGATACTCAGACCCGTCCACGCCGTAAGGGTGGCTTGACTGCGTACTACGTTGGTGAAGCATCCACAGTAACTGAGTCCGAACTCCAGTGGGACAGAGTTCGCCTGATTGCCAAGAAGTTGGCGGCATTGGCGAAGTTGTCTGTCGAACTGAACGAAGACAGTGCAATCGACCTTGCATCCACAGTTGCTGACGAAATCGCATATGCATTCGCCCTCGCTGAGGACGGTGCTGGTTTCAACGGTGATGGCTCTTCTACTTTCGGTGGAATCGTTGGATTCCGTGAGAAGATGAAGGGTCTTGACGCAACAATCGCCAACATTGCTGGTCTTGTAGTCAGTACTGGTAGTGGTTATGCGTCGTCATTCGCCTCGATTACGCTCGCTGACTTCCGTAAGTTAGTTGGTCGTCTTCCACAGTATGCCGACACCCCAAATGCTAAATGGTTTGTACACCGTTCTTTCTATCATGAAGTCATGGTGAAATTGGCTGAAGGTACGGCGGGGACTTCTAGCGTCGAAATCATCAATGGAATTGCTCGTCAATACTTCCTTGGTTATCCAGTGGAGTTTGCACAGGTTCTTCCAAAGGATAGTGCCGTTAGCCAAGTCACAGCACTTCTCGGTGACCTACGCATGGGTTCCATGCTTGGTGACCGACGTGATGTCACTCTTGCACTATCTGAACACGCCGCTTTTACGACGGACGAACTTACGCTTCGTGGAACACAGCGTTTTGATATCAACGTTCATGACGTTGGAAACGCTTCCGCTACAGCGGCACTTCGTGCCCCGGGCCCAGTCGTCGGACTCATCACTGCATCCTCGTAGTGATTAACTTTGTGGGAGGTAAGAAATTACCTCCCACTGGAGAACAAACATGATTCAAGGTTTAGACCAAAAGGTAGTCAAACTACTGGCTCCTATTTCTAGCACTGCACTTGCATCCGCTGAACTTGATACGGTTCAGAGTGGTGTCAAGACTGATTACGCAGTCATCTATTATATGTTTGGCGTAATTGGTGCTGGAAACATCACCGCTGGCAACTTCAAACTTCAACATTCCGATGTATCCGGTTCTGGTTTTGTAGACATTCCAGCAACTGGCAATGGAACTGGTGGTACGTTTGGTGTTGTCACGACAACTACCGATGATGGCAAAATCTTCTCCATCAACGTAGATGTTCGGAAAACACGTCGCTATCTCAAGGTTGTTTGTACTGCTACTGCCGCAACTCTTGGTTGTGCATGGGCAATACTTGACCGAATGAAGGAAGCACCATCTACAGCCACTACTCGTGGCATAACTGGTACTGAACTCCTGATTTAGCACCCTTTGAATAGCCCCCTTCAAGCAAGGGGGCTATTTTGGTAAAAAATGATTATTTTCCTCGACCAAAAGATTCTAAGTATTACCCCGCCTGCCGCAATCATTAATAATGCATCATTTACTACTGCTGAGGTTGACTCAGTACAGAATGGCGTGAAGTATGACTGGGTATCAGTTTATGTCTACCTTGGTGCAACTGACGTAGCGGTAACATCCTGTAAGATTCAAGAGTCAGATACATCGGGGTCTGGGTTCATTGACATTACTGGTGCTAACGGGCCTGCTTCGCTTAGCCCTACTGCTACAGACGACAACAAGTTTTTTGTGTTCCAAATTGACATGCGAAAACGCAAGCGTTATCTTGACCTTGTGCTTACAATTGGCTCGGGGGTAACAGGTGGATTTGTAACAGCATTTGCCATCTTGTCCCGTTCAAAAGAAATTCCATCTACGGCTACATTGCGTGGAGCAAATGGTGGAGAGGTATTGGTAACCTAATGAAAACTCGTGAGGAAGTCGCCCTTGAAGTCGCACGTATGTGTGCGTCTGACAGACAACCACAATTGTCTACGGATGACATCCTTGCCGTTGTTGATGAGTCACAGCGTGGTTTGCTATGGGAAGCCAGTACGGCTTACACTATTGGAGACTTTGTATATCCAGTTACATTCAATGGTCGTTTATATAGGGTGAAATACGCTGGAACAACCAGTGCTACAGAACCAAACTGGAACACTTTAGGTAGGGATAGCCTTACAACCGACAATGGGGTTGTGTTTCTAGACGTAGGGCCTACATACAAAGAACTGTATGACATCAAGCGAGCCGCTTGGCGTGGTTGGCTTATGAAGGCGGAGCGTTGTGTTGAGTTGACGGATGCATCAGACGGTAGCGTAAATGTGCGTATGAGTCAGTTGTATGACCAGTGCATGAAGGCGGCAAGCCGATATAGACCGATGGAGATAGTCTGATGCCATGTATCCTGAAGACCACCTAACACCTATCCGTGCTGAGATGGCACGTCGAGCATTACCGACTACCGCTGATATCCTACGCAACTCTCCTCTTTCTGACGGAGTTGGTGGGATTCTTACTGAGTGGCGTATCTCATCCTATTGCAAGTGCCGCATTAATCAGTCATCTGGCGATGAGTCTATTCAGCGAGTTGTGATCCAAGCCCGTTCCAACTGGACAATACGTGTGCCTCTTGATACCGACGTACTTCCTAGAGACAGAGTCCGTGTAACAAGTGGATTGATTGAAGGACGTGTCTTTTCCGTAGAAAGCGTTGACAATGGTCGTGACAACGCATTGCTCCTGAGTCTTAGTTGCGACATCATGAGTGATGAGGACGGTGACCTATTGTGAAAGATGTAGCATACGGAAGAATGTTGTTTATTGCAATCGGTGCATTCATGGCTAGTGCCGCACCAGAGTTCGATTCAGCGTGGAAAGACCAGCACATTGCTGATACGGCTACGTTTGGCTCAATAATGAAATCACTTACTTTGTCATCGATTGAAGGCATTCGTGCGGGTCTTCCAGCAATGATGACGGCACTGATAGCCTTCTTTATAAGGCAAGACTCTGACACTCCTGTATTCTCCGTCGGGTCAATAAAGAAACAAATGGCAAATGAACTTGCTCAATCGCAAAATGAACCTGAGCGATACGTAACAATTAGTTCAACAACAAGGGATGTGTAAGATGAAAGCCGAAGAACTTGGAATAAATATCGGGCAAGCAATTGCAGGGTTTGTCGGTTCATTAATTATGGCAAGCAAGGATTCAAGTAAGAATCTGGGGGCATCATTTGGCTCAGTCGTTGCTGGTACTGCATCGGCTACATACCTGACTCCTATCGTTGCCGACATGCTTCATGTAAAAGACGCAAAATATATGCTTGGATTCGCATTTCTACTAGGTGTGCTTGGACTCAAGGGAGTCGAACTCATTTTGGATAGAACGGGTATTACAAAACTCAATAGTAAAATTG